AAATACAGTTATAGGTGCTGAAATAGTTACAAAAGGATTTATGAGTGATAATTTTGGTTCAGGATTTCAATCTTTAGGTATAGTTGTACCTTTTCTAATTTCAATAGTTGGTGTAGGTAGTGTAGGACCTGATTTCGATAAAAGAGGCTCTAATTCTGGTAGTTCTTCAACATTAAATAATCAAGCTTATAGTGGTGGCCAAGGTGTTTTACAAGACAACGCATCTGGTAGTCATTCAACTAGTGATATGATAAGAACAGGTTATATTTCTCAAAAACTTATAATGGTCGGAATAAGAGCTGATAGTGATAAGACAAGTTCAGGTACACCACAAACTATTATACCTGGTTTTAATCCAGGTGCTGGTAATATCCCTATTTTTTAGGACTTTAATATGCATTTACATAGAATAGAAATAGAAGCTTTTAGAAAACAACCAGATAATGAAGTTAATTCGTTAAGAATGACATTAAGCTTATATCAAAGCCCAATGAAATACACAATTTTAGAAGAAAATTATGTACCAGAAGGAGCTCCAGAAGACTTTGAACCTGTAGATAGAAAAGAATATGATTGGGATAGTACAAAATTTCTACATAAAATAAGTTGGATAGCTAATATAGAAGAAGGTCATAGAACTACAGCTGAAGAGGGAAGTGAAGAATATAATGAACATTATAATCAATGGGTACTTTGGATGACAAATATGCCAGCATATTTTTCTGCAATAAGATATTTTCAAGAGAATTATATGCAAGAATCTCAGGAAGACGCGAGTTAGAGAATTATAAATATATAAATACAATTACAGGAGAATAAAACATGATATTCAAACCGATTACAACTGAAGCAGCTTTAGGCACAAATACTGGTGCAGCATCTAATGTTGGTAAATCAAGATATGTTAGACTAGTCAATACAGGTTCTGGTGAACATCTAGTCACATTAGAGCAATCCGATGGTACAGACATAGGTACATTTACATTAGAGTCACTTCAAACTGTTATAATACAAAAAGACCCAAGTGACCAATTATTTGCAGCAAATGCAGCTGTTTTAGCTTGTGGAGTAGCAAACAACTCAAACTAATATGAAAGACAAACACATTATAAATTCTTTCAAAGACCTTCGCAAAGCTATCGAAGAGGTTACCGCCTCTCAACCCGCTAAATCAAGACAAGAATTACAGAAAGAAAAAATGAAACCTTTGAAAGAAGGTAAAAACTTGATGCCTGATATAGACAATATTGTTAAAACTAAAGGTGCTAAGAAAGTTGGTGGCTCCATGGTTGATATGTTTACAGCATCCATGATTCAAAAAGTTTACGATAGAGTGAACGATAAAAATAAAAAAAGAATGGAGAAAGCTCCTATTCAAGTTTTAGTGAAGATAGCTCAGACAGCTATGAGTGTAAATAGAAAAGACATGATGAACTCATACAACTTTAATGAAACAGTCGAAGGTTTTGCAAGTGACGCACAAAGACGAGCAGCATTCGCAAGTGGTTACAAAGCCAAAGGTAAGAAAGGTAAGAAAAAGAAAGAGGAAGTTGAAGAAGGTATGGCCTCTTTCTTAGATAATGTAATTAAAGTTCAACAAAGTTTCTCAGACCCAGATAAGGCTGAGAAAATGTTACAAAAAGCAGCTAAGAAAGGTTTAATTGGTTACAATGGGCCAATGAGAAGTCCAGGCGTGAAGATAAATATGTCGATGCCTAGTTCATTCATCATAGTTGGTAAAGAAAAAGATGTAGATAAAGTTTTAAATAGTATGAGAAGTATGGCTTCTACTGGTAGAAAACTTCTACCAATGCCAAAAGTTGTATTAACAAAAGCTGAATCATTCAATGAAGAACTACAAGAAGCTCGAGCTAGTTTAACCAATGACCAATTTAATGCATTAAGAAAGGCAGGCCTAGAAAGACTTATGAAAAAACATGATGCATATGTTAGTAATCATGGGACAAAAGTTGTTGTGTTATCATCACCTAGTGCTAAATTTTTTGATGAATTAGCTAACTTATTCAAAAAAAATATGAAGAATATGGTTAGTGATGAATCAATATCAAAAGAAGAGCGAATCAAAGAATCAATTTCAAAACAAAAACAATCACTATTTAAACTAAAATCTCAACAAGTATCAAGAGCAGTTGGTATTGACAATGATGGTTTTGGTGGTAAACACGCAACAGAAGAAGACATAAAAGAGTCTATGAGTAGGTTAGGCATGGTAACTGAAAGAGAGGCTCAAATAGAATTTATAAAAACAGATTTAGGTAAAAAAGGTTTCTTGAGTTATACTAACTCAGTTATGGCTGATTTATTTGAAGAGAGAGACTATGAGAGAATTATCTTAGCTCTAGAATCAGATGTAGAACAAGTAGAAGAGCCAATAGTTTACACAAAAGAACAAGTAGAAGAAAGTTTTATGAACGAAGAAGAGATAGAGTTTGTAAAACCAAATGATAATTTTAAGACGAGAGGCCCAATATTAAATATGGGTGGTAACACTTATAATGTGAAAGATAAATTTACAGGTAAATCATACACATTCAAATATTTGGGGGAACAAGTGAAAACATTTAATCAAGTTAAAAAAGAATTAAAAGAAGGAACATGGAGAGTACCTGAGAGTAAAAGAGAATTAGCTGTACTGGCTGATATGTTAATGAAACCATATCCTGCTACAAAAACTGCTCAGGTTAACAACTTTTTAAATATGATTCCAGTAGGTGATGATACATTATATGATGATTTAGAAGCAATCAGAGGAGATGGCACTGGAGGTAAGTTTCCTAAAGTATTCTTAAATGTTATTGCAGGTGAATCATTGGCAGGTTCAAGATGGATTAAAGGTAAAACTGTAGGAAACAAATATGTTATGACTCACCATTCGTTTGGTCCAATGGAAGAAAATAAGGAAGGTATGGAAGAAATGAAAATGCCAAAGAGAAAACCAGGTAATATTAAAAAAGTTAAAATGATGAAGATTGAAAAAGTTCGTGATGGTAAACTAGACCCATTATCAAAAATGGGTGGTAGTAAACTTACAGGCCAAGAATTACAAAGATATTACAAAGATAACCCTAAAGCTAAGAAAGCAGCTAGAGATAAAAATGTCAAGTTAGGTATTGAACTAGCTTTAGATTTAGGTGGTAATATGAACATGGCTATGAAAGAAATAGAAAAGTTAAAAAGAGGTCTTACAAAACATCCAGAAGTTGAGAAGGCTTTACGATTTGCAAATGAGGAAAATATGAACGAGAGTAATATTGACGCGTGGCTAGAGGATAGAGGAGATGAATACAAAAAGTTCTTCAAGAGTATGTTGAAGAAATTTGGTGTTGAATCTCCAGCTGAACTATCACCAGAAAAGAAAAAGGAGTTCTTTAATAAAATCGAAAAAGATTATGATAAAGAGTTACCTAAGAATGATGACGGTGATGAAAGTGTTAAGCCAATGAGAGTTGACGCGAGAAGAAAACAGTTTAAAGAGAAACTTAGAAAATTAGGCTATTCTAAAAAGGGCTAAAATGTTAAGTGAAGGAAAACCAGCACCAGATTTGGGGATGCCAACACAGGCTGGTAACAATGCACTTTTCAGTATAGTTAAAAAAGCTAAGTCTGAAAAAGAATTACTTAGTATGATTGATAAACTATCCAAGAAAATGGGTGGTAAATACAAAGATGCTAAGGATGAATTGATAACAAGAGCAGCAGTAGATACTTTTAATCAGAAAGATATATCTGGAATGCAAAAGTCTACTGATAGAAATGTTTTTGTTCAAATGAAAGGGGCGTCAGACCTTAGGTCTGGAGAGATTATCTTAGATGATGGTTCTAAAATCAAAGTCAAGGGTAAAGACGCCGCAAAAGTCGTATCGAATCTTTTGAAGTTGAAAACTCAACAGAGAGGACAAGTTCAAAAAGCGATGCAAAAAGATAAAAAGGGCTTTAATAAGTTCTTTAAAATACTAAATAGGTAGTATAAAATAGGAGAAGAAAATGCCTTTATGGGGAGCAACAGACTCAGACGAGTCTAAACCAAAACATTTAACTACAGCTCAAAAGAAAGAAGTATTTGCTAACGCAAGTGGTTGGGTAGTAGAAGCTGGTTCTACACAATCTGGAAATGGTAACACAAGTGCCGACCCAGAAATATTAGTAGCAATCGGTGGTCTAGCTAGTTCTATTGGAGCTGCAGATATTACTGAAATTGAATTTATCACAACAGCATTTGATAAGTCAGATGGTGGAACTTTACAAGTTAGAGTTAGATTCAACGAAGCCGTAGATGTTTCAGGTACACCGCAACTAACAGTAGTAAATGATAATAATTCAAATCACACATTATCATATGCTAGTGGAACAGGTACTAACGAATTGGTATTCTCACTTACAATAGCTGCAGGTAACGCTGCAACTGATGCTGGTGATGTATTATCAATCGGAACTAATGCAATGTCATTAAATAGTGGTACAGTTAAAGACGCAGGTACCTCTGATAACGCAACTATTACAAATAGTTCAGCTATCGGAACAGCAGCTGGCACAATAACAGTATCAGCTTAATAACGAGGTTTAGATATCATGAAGAGTTTTAAAAGTTTTATAAACGAATCATACAGCCAGAATTATGGTGGTATAGTTGACCCTGTGGGTCCTGATATGTTTCGAATAGAAGATGAAGAAGTAAGGTCTAGATTAAATAACTATATCGAAGCTTCTTGTAATCAAGAATTTATGAATGTCGAAGCAGGTTTAAGACAGATATATAATAAAGTCTTAAAACTTGGTTTAGAATTTGATGTTCAAGTCGAAGCACCAGGTGATAGTGGTTCATTAAGTCTTCCATTGACACAATTCGGTGGAAGATTTGGTAAAGATGTAGACACACCTATGGATGAATTCGTTGATGATGATGGAATATCACATAAAAACGAAGGAAAAGAATTGAATCTTAATGTGTCTTATGAAAGAATTCCAAACGGTGGATTTGTATTAAACAGTAAGATTGCATAATCGCATTTTACTGTTATACATATCCACATGATGGATATATTTAATGAACTAAATGACGAGAACTTTACCTTATTCGCCATTAAACACTATAATAACCCGCAGTGTTTATCTACAGAAGAGTTTTATGAAGATATCAGAAGATTTAGATATCTGAAAAGACTACTTAAAAGATACTATAAGAATGGTGAGTTAAGGGAAAGATTAATATTAAATCACATAATAATATTATCAAACCTTTTTGGCGTATCAAACGCTATTCGTATGTTGAAATTCAAGATAGAAATGGAATATTGGCCTGTTATTAAGACATGCCTATTATATCTAGGATATGTTGAAGAAGACTTCGAGATAAATATACCTATAGATATGGAAGTAGCCAAGATACTTAGAGAACTTTAATGGTAAACAGAGCAGTAGACACAGTTATTGTATTCAGAATATTGAAGATTCTTACTACGCCTTGGAACAAAATGAAGGCTTGGGAACTTGGTCTTATAGACGATAACGGAAAAAGAATCAAATCCAAGAAACCTCAAACCAAAGAAGAAAAAAACGCATTCACATTACTCCATAGACTAGTCTTTAATTTAAAAAGACTCATAGAACTATTACCATTTGGTAAAACAAGACTAGCATCTTATGCATCTGCTTTGTTTTTGTTGAAAGAACACGCAAAGATAAAGAATAGTGAATTAGACGAAGAAATATTTGTCTATCTAAATCAAATAGGTGCATTAGACAAAGACCTACTTGAAGAGTTTGAACCAAGAAACAAAATAAGTAGTGAAAAAGAATATACTCTTTTAAGAGATATGTTCATCAATGAAGAGTTAGAGGCCGAGAGAGGTGACACACTAATCTACACAGGTACAAAACCTGTGGCCAAGATATACGGAGTTCATGTCTTCCGTATGTATAACATAGACAAACAGTCTATGATGTATTGTTCTAGACATGATTTAAGATAGGAGAAACTATGAAAAATTTATTCATAGCTTTGTTTACACTTATGACATTACCAGTATTCGCTGGTTGGTCAGGAAGTGTAGGTATGTATTCAGAATACTTCTATAGAGGAGTTAGTCAAAGTAATGGTGACTCAGCTGTACAATTAAGTGCACAATATGACCATTGGCTAGACGATAGTAACGGATTCTATGGTGGTATTTGGGCTTCGAGTGTTGAGTATGTTGATAATGAAGCATCTCAAGAGTATGACTTCTACGCAGGTTATAAAATAGAAGTAGATGATTTCAGATTCGATATGGGAGTTCTAAACTATAATTGGGATGACCATTTTGATTCAGTTAATGAAGCCTATGTTAGAGCAGGTTATAACTTCATAGACTTGAGTTACTACAAGAACTTAGAAGATGAAGGTCTAGACTACGGTCAAGCTGACATTGAGGTTGGTTTTATACCTGTTGTTGATGTATTTTTTGTATATGGAAGATATCAAGATGGCCAAGATTTTAGGTCTATTAGAGTATCATATCCATTTGAAAATAAAGTTGAGTTAGGATTCGAACTCATTTCAGATGACTTAATGAAGTCAATTCAATATAGTCATTGTAATGGAGAAGTAGTTGGTCATTGCCATGTTGTACCAAATAAGGTAGTAGGCGTAGACTGGCACGATAGATTCGTACTCAATCTAAGTTATAGGTTTTAATTGAAAATGGACAAGGCACCTAAAAAGAAAAAAAGAATGGTTCTAAAAGGTGCCTCTGCCCAACCTATAAAAGACGGAAAAATAGTATCTACTGTTGATGATATTCTAGACCAAATAACATCAAAGTTAAAATCAGAAATGGGTAAAAGATACAGAAGAGACGCAAAAGATGGTCTAGGATTCATAAATCAGATAGCAAAAATAGTAAACGCTAAAGTTACAGATAAGAAACAAGCCAAAAATAGATTATTTCTAAAATTTGATAACGATATAGAGAACGAAGAAATGGGTACAGTCACAGGACCACATATAGCAGGTACAGGTGATGATAGTTCAGTAGTAGTCGTTAGAAAGAAGAAAAAGAAGTCTGCAAAAGACCTATATAATTATATAAAGAAAAGAAAATGAAGATGAAAGATTTTATGATGAAACTGAAAGAACTTTGGTATTCTTTTCTCAGACTATTCGTACATCATTATAAACTTACAGTAAGTTATAATCATATTTACGGTGACGCAGATGATGTTGTTTATGAAGTAAAAAAGTTTTACAAAAAACAAGATAAATATTTGTATTTTAAAACAGTTGAAGGTGAGTTAGTCGAAATAAGAGGGGCTGAAGGCCTTAACTACAGAATAGAGGAGTTATAATGTTAGAAAAAATAATAGCAGAAGCATTAGGTTGTGATATTGATATAGTCAACGATAGTGCTAATTTCCAAGAAGATTTAGGTGCTGATTCATTACACATAGTTGAATTAGTAATGGCTATTGAATCAAACTATGAGATTGAAATACCAGATGAAGAAGCTGAAAGACTTCTAACAGTTGGTCAATTAAGAGAATACATTGAGGAATATTCATAATGCAACAATTTTTTATGGGTCTAGTTCTTGTTTTGGGTATAGCTTGTTATTGGTTATACAATGCTAATCAAACTTTGACAGCTAACAATATAGCACTAGAAGGTGCTATAGCACAACAAGAAGAGGCTATGAAAGTCATGAAAGAGTCTTATGAGAAACAAGGTAAAGCTCTTAATCAACTATCTAGTAGAAACGCTCAGATAGAACAAGAGATGAACCAATACATGGACATATTCAGAAGACATAATTTAAATAAACTAGCTATCGCCAAACCTGGTATGATAGAAAAAAGAGCGAATGACGCTACTAAAGCAGTATTTGAGAGTATAGAAAATGATAGTAAAGAACTTGACTCGTTGGATGATCCTTCCGGCGATATTAATCCTAACAATTAGTGGGTGTTCCACACTAGGTGGGGCTAAAAAGATAGAGGTATCATCTAAACCTATAGAGATAGATATCATTCAACCTACAATGCCTAGAAACATTGATTTGAAAGAACCTGTATGGCATGTAGTATCATCAGCTAAGATACCTAATCCGTGTATAAAGAACGAAGAAGGTAAAAGACCTAGAACTAAACAAGAAGACGGTACTTGGTTATGTGATTTAGGAAAAGAGAATCCAGATTGGCCAGCAGATTACACATATCTTGATAAGTTTCTAGATGAAGTTAAGAAAGCTAATAGTGGTGATGTAGTATTCTTTGCTATATCAGTTGAAGACTACGAACTCATGGCATTCAATATGCAAGAACTTAGAAGATACATTAGAGAAGTTCAAGAAGTAGTTATCTATTATCGAAGTGTTACAATCAATGATAAAAAAGCCATAGCAGGCGAAGTCACAAAATAAACCCTTTACAGAATCACATTTAGGCCTTATAATGGCACCATATGTTATGGGTAGATAAAAAATATCTGCGTTTGATTTCTAGCAGATTCAGAAATTCAAAATGGAAAGATGATAATCTTTTGAATCATTCATGCCCTTATTGTGGTGATAGTAAAAAGAATGAACACAAAGCTAGAGGTTATCATTTCGTATACAAAGAAAGTTTTGTATATAAGTGTCATAACTGTGGTGAGTCAAAGGGTTTCGTAAACTTTCTCAAAGAACAAGATAGTCAACTCTATAAACAGTATTGTATGGAGAAGTTTGACAAGAAGTCTAATAGAAAGTATGAACCATTACAAAGAGAAAGTAGTAAAAGAACAAGAACACAAAAAGAAAACTTACTAAAAAAAGTAGGTTGTATTAAGGCTATTGACTCAGAACAAGCTAGAGATTACCTAAATATAAGAAATATACCTAAAGATAAATGGGACGATTTGTTCTATATAGAACATAGCCAAAGTCTGGCATCTTTAGATTATAAGTATAAGGATAGAGTATTTGGAACAGACCCAAGACTAGTATTTCCTTTCTATTCAAGACAAGGTCAACTAGTTGGAATCTCAGGTAGGGCTCTTAATAACAACGAACTACGGTATTTAACATTAAAGATAGATGAAACATTACCTCTTATTTACGGACTTAGAAAAGTCGATTTCAATAATACAGTTTATGTTACAGAAGGCCCCATTGATAGTTTATTTCTACCTAACTCAATTGCAGTTGCAGGTAGTGACTTTACGAAACTAAAAAATATAGTACCTGTCTCTCAGGCAGTCGTAGTATTTGATAACGAGCCTAGGAATCCTGAGATAGTTAAAAAAATGGGTCAGATGATTGATGATGGTTTTACCATCTGCATGTGGCCAAAAAGTATTGTTGAAAAAGATATCAATGATATGATTTTGAGCGGTCTAAGTTCAAATGTTCTACTACAAATGATAGATAAAAACAAAGTCTCTGGTTTACAAGCCAGAATGGCTTTAAGTGACTGGAGTAAAGTAAGTGGTAGTTGAAAGTGAAACTAAAGTAGTTAAACGCAATGGTTCTGTTGAGCCTATAAATCTAGAAAAAGTTCATAAAATGGTTGAAGCAGCCTGTATAGGTATTGCAGGTGTTTCTGAGTCTTCTGTAGAAATGAATAGTGGTCTACAGTTTTATGATGGAATGCCAACGAAAGAGATACAAGATATACTGATAAAATCTGCCGCAGATTTGATATCACTTGAATCACCTAATTATCAGTATGTAGCAGCACGGCTACTACTATTTCAAATTCGTAAAGATGTATTCAATACAAAATGGAAAGACGCAGAGATATATCCACATATCAAAGATATAGTTATAAGAAATATCAATCAAGGTGTATATGACGACCATATAGTAAACTATTATAGTGACGAAGAATGGGATACAATCAATAGTTATCTTAAACATGACCGTGATATGGATTTCACATATGCGGGTTTAAGACAGATAGTAGATAAATACTTAGTTCAAGATAGGTCTTCGGGTAAACTGTATGAGTCACCTCAATATATGTATATGTTGATTTCGGCTATTCTGTTTAGAGACTACAAACCTGAAAAGAGACTAAAATATGTTAAGAAGTATTACGAAGCTATATCAACATTCAAAATCAATATCCCTACGCCTATTATGGCAGGTGTTAGAACGCCTCTTCGTCAATTTGCTAGTTGTGTCTTGGTTGATAGTGATGATACTTTGGATAGTATTTTTACTTCTGATATGGCTATTGGGAAATATGTTGCACAAAGGGCTGGTATCGGTATCAACTCTGGTAGAATCCGTGGGTTGGGGTCGAAGATAAGAGGTGGCGAAGTTCAACATACAGGCGTTATACCATTTCTCAAAAAGTTTGAATCAACTGTAAGATGTTGTACTCAGAACGGAGTTAGAGGTGGTTCTGCCACAGTTCACTTCCCAATATGGCATTCTGAGATAGAAGATATTATAGTTCTTAAAAACAATAAAGGGTCAGATGATAATCGAGTAAGAAAACTTGATTACTCAATCCAAATATCTAAACTATTCTATGAAAGATTCCTAAGAAATGAAGATATAACTCTATTCTCACCACATGATGTTCCAGATTTATATGACGCTTTTGGTGGTGAAGAGTTTGATGAACTATATGAGAAGTATGAAAGAGCATACTCAATACCAAAGAAAAAGATATCAGCTCAAGAGTTGTTTATGGACCTACTCAAAGAAAGAGCTGAGACAGGTAGAATATACATCATGAACATAGACCATTGTAATAGTCATAGTTCATTCGAAGGTAATGTAGTGAAAATGTCTAACTTATGTCAAGAAATCACACTTCCGACCGTACCATTACAACATATTGATGAAAATAACGATGCAGAGATTGCTCTCTGTATACTTTCAGCGATAAATGTAGGTAGTTTGTCAAATGACCTAGCAGAGCTACCAGAGTTATGTGAGTTGGCTGTTAGGGCTCTTGATGAAGTCATAGATTATCAGAAATATCCAATCATAGCAGCTAAACAATCAACTGAATCAAGAAGAAGTTTAGGTGTAGGATATATCGGTCTAGCACATTATCTGGCCAAGAACAAAGTTAAATATGGTGACGAAGAAGCTCTAGAAATAGTACATAGACTTAGTGAACATTTTCAATACTATCTACTCAAAGGTAGTGTGGAAGTAGCTAAAGAAAAAGGGCCTTGTGCTAGATTCAATGAGACTAAGTATTCTCAAGGATTACTACCGATTGACCACTACAAACAAGATGTAGATGATTTAGTCAAACCAAACTATGAATTAGATTGGGAAACACTAAGAGAAGAGATACAACTACATGGTCTAAGAAACTCAACACTATCGGCTCAGATGCCAAGTGAAAGTTCAAGTGTGGTATCAAATGAAACAAATGGTATAGAACCACCAAGAGACTATCTATCAATTAAGAAATCAAAGAAAGGTCCATTAAAACAAATAGTACCTGGTTACTCACATTTAAAGAATTTTTATACACTTTTATGGGATATGCCCAACAATGATGGATATATAAAAGTAGTATCTGTTATGCAGAAGTTCTTTGACCAAGCCATAAGTGGTAATTGGTCATACAATCCAGAAAAGTTCGAGAACAACGAAGTTCCATTGTCAGTAATGGCAAGAGATATGTTAAACACATATAAGTACGGCTGGAAAACATCTTATTATCAAAATACATATGATATGAAAGGTGATGAAGAAATAGAATCATTACCTTCTGCTGTTGACGATGCTGCTGATGTGATGTCAGGTTATGATAGAAACCAAGAAGAAGAAGACTGCGAGGCATGTGCAATATGAGTGTATTTAATAGAAACAATGTAGATTTTAAGAAACAACCAATGTTCTTTGGTGAACAACTGAATACTCAGAGATTTGACGAGTTCAAATATCCTATATTTGATAATTTGACTCAGAGACAGTTGAGTTATTTCTGGAGACCAGAAGAGATATCATTACAGAAAGATAGAAATGACTATCAGGCATTGAATGAGAGTCAAAAACATATCTTTACAAGTAATCTTAAATATCAGATATTACTTGATTCAGTTCAAGGGCGAGGTCCTGCTCTAGCACTACTTCCTCATGTATCATTACCAGAGTTAGAGTCATGTATAGTCGCATGGGACTTCATGGAGACTATCCATAGTCGTTCCTACACATATATGATAAAGAACCTGTATCCAGACCCAGCAGAAGTATTTGACCATATCATAAATGAAGACGCTATCATTCAGAGAGCAGAGAGTGTCACAAAATACTATGATGATTTTATAGAGTACGCAAAACAGAATAGAAATGATGAATACGAACTCAAAGAGAAACTCTACCGTATGTTAATCTCAATCAATATACTTGAGGGTCTAAGATTTTATGTCTCATTTGCGTGTACCTTTGGTTTTGGTGAGTTAAAGCTTATGGAAGGGTCAGCTAAAATCATTAGTTTGATAGCCAGAGATGAATCACAACATCTAGCAATCAGTTTACATATACTTAAATGTTATATGAATCTAGAAAACGATAAAGTCATGAACAAAGTTATCAAGAACAACGAAGAATGGGTATATGACACATTTAGACAAGCTGTGAGTGAAGAGAGAGATTGGGCTAAGTTTCTATTTAAAGAAGGTTCAATGATTGGTCTATCAGAAGAATTACTTGGTAGATATGTAGAATACATCGCAAACAAAAGACTCAGAGCATTAGGTCTAAAACCCATATATGATATACCATCAACAAACAATCCACTTCCATGGACTCAACATTGGTTATCATCTAGAGGTCTACAAAATGCACCTCAAGAAACAGAGGTTGAATCATATATTGTAGGTGGTATAAAACAAGATATTACGAAAGACGAATTTAGTTCATTTAAATTATAGAACACATTTATATTATGGAAAAGGTTATCAGAGCCATTAAGAATAATTTGACTACAGATTTACTCGCTAGAACATGGTTGAGTAGAAACGCTGTACAGAAAATGGCAGGTCATTGTTATCACGCTTCTTGTGTATTACAAAATTACTATCCAGAACTTGAACTTCACCGTGCAGTTGATGATGAAGGTGAATATCATTGGTTCTGTAGAAGTGAAAACGATATAATTGATATTACAGTAGAACAGTATACAGAGAGAGGTCTTGTTCCACCACATAGTAAAGGAAAGAAAACAGCACGATTAGGTTGGGGATATCCAAAGAAAGTAGAGAAACTACATGAGCGAGTAGAGAGAGAATTATCAGGAAATAAAACAACTTTGGAGGTATTTTATGAGAGGTAGTGGACCAATAACAGTATCAGACAGATTTGCATATTCAATGACAAAGTTCTTTCGATTCATCGCTGATACTTTTTTCGCAAAACGATATGGTCATAGAGCAGTAGTTCTAGAGACTATAGCAGGGGTACCAGGCATGGTTGCAGGTATGTGGTTACATCTAAAAAGTCTTAGAAAAATGAGGACAGGATATGGTCCTACAATAAGAGAAATGTTAGCAGAGGCAGAGAATGAACGGATGCATTTGATGTTCTTTATAGAGATAGCGAAACCCAACTGGTTCGAAAGAGGTCTAGTGATACTCGCACAACTAGTGTTTATGTTATTCTATTTTGGCCTCTACATATTTGCCAATAGAACAGCACACAGAATGATAGCATACTTCGAAGAAGAGGCGGTTCGAAGTTATACTGAATACTTGAGTCTTATAGAGTCAGGTTATATTGAGAATATACCCGCCCCACAATTAGCAATAGATTACTACAATATGAAAAAGTCAGCCAGACTATCTGATTTAATAAAGAAAGTCAGAGCTGATGAACAACATCATAGTGAAGTAAATCATAGATATGGAGATAGAGCATGAGAGAATTTTTATTAGCAGTTTCAGCCGTTGCAGCAATTATGACTTTCCACTTTGGTTTCATCTACCCTAACTTAGAGGTCAAAGGTTATGGAAATAATAAGAGCTGTACCGGCGAATGTTACCGAGAGTATGTAGCTATGTACGGTTCTGTAGTAGACCAGTTACAGGCTAAACAAGCAGAGGCAGCAAGTGACCCTTTTAGTAGTGTCCGAGGGTTATGGGCTGGTTGTGCAGCGTGTCATGGTCAGAATGGTGAAGGTATGGCAGTGTTTCCAGCACTTGCAGGCTCATCAGCTGACTATATAATTGAGGCGCTAACGGTTTATAAAAACAAGGGCACAAGAAACGCCATGAGTTCAACAATGTGGGCTCAGGCAGGTCAGTTATCAGAGAGGGAGATACAACTTCTCGGAGAACTGGTCGAAACGGAGATGAAATGACACCAGTATGGAATGATTATATGGAAGATAGAAAACAGTTAGAAATAGATTTTACATCACCCGACCAAAAAGTGGCGAGTGAGTTAGGTATAAGGTGGACACCAGATGAAGCTACACCAGAACAAATAAAAGAATGGCATGAAACAGAAGGTAAATGGTGGGGCGATAGGTCATTGACAATAGTGATTATCGCATCAATTTTACAGTTCTCAACACTAGCATTTATGTTATTGTCGTTTCTTGTCATTGATATAAACATAGGAAGCTAAGATGATACAGATATGGGGTAAACCAAATTGTCCATATTGTGATATGGCAGTGAATCTTTGTAAAACAAAGAAACAGATATACGAATACAAATGTCTTGGTAAAGATTTTACAAGTGAAGAACTCTTTGAAGTTTTTCCCGACGCAAGAACTTTTCCACAGATAAGAGTAATCGAAGAATGGGATACAGCAGTGTTTGAAGAAGAATACATTGGTGGATATAACGAATTAGCAAAAAGATTAAATGGCGATTGATAACGAAAACCAAACAGAACTCTTTTGTGAGAATTGTGGTGCAGAGTTCAAGATAGAACACGATATGGGACTACAATATATACCACAATACTGTCCGTTCTGTAAAGAAGAGATATACGACCCAACTGAGGAGAATTATGATGAAGAAAACATTGATAACGATACTGTGCACTAGTATACTCGCCTCATGTGCGATAGGGTGGAGAATACCACCAAATACAGAATCAGAGTGGAATGACTCTTACGATTCCGATGCATGGAGAGAACATTTCCGTGAGTGTTCAGCCTTTCTAGAGAGTGAAGACGCATGGCATTGGTGTATGGAACAAGTCATGCAAGATGCACAACTACGAGTCACAAAAAGTCCTATCGAAGATACAACGGTTCCGAAATCCAAGGAAGACGAAATCTGTTGGTGGGCAGATACAGATTATGAACACCTTGAGTGCCCCAATATCACAACAAAGACTACAAGTACAATAAGAGCCGAAGATGGTACGATAATAGGTATCATTTCCATATCAAATGGCTCTTGAAAGTAGGCTACTACTTATGTACCATATAACCCTATGAGAACATTCAAAACAACATTAATAGCACTATTGATTACCTTAATTGTAGGTGGTATCATATTTCTAATGATAGAGTATCCTCCTGTATATCCAGATATATACTATGAATACCAAGAGAATCCACATATACCTATGAGACCAGGTCCAATCGAAATAGTTCCAGTAGAGAATATACCTCATATAGCAGGTGTAGGCCAAGTCTCTATCCTGTTTAAGTGGGCATAGAACACCTACTACTCCTAATTGTGATAGGCCTCGTAATATGGGGGTTATCCGATTGACTATATACCTCTATATATGTAAAACATAACCGAACACAGAAATAGGGGGTTCCAATGAGGCGTTATACAGAGTCAGTAAACACACGATTTGAAGTGTCAGTCGTACAGATGCTAGACGAAATACTAGAACGCTCAGAGTTTTGCCGTAGAAATCACTTTAATCGCTCAGACTTAATACGCCATATGGTGCGTAATGGTATAAGAGCGTATCAGAGTGGCAGTCAGAATCAGGATGAGAGCGGCGCGCGAGGTTCAGAATGAAGACAAGTTCAGCAAAAGCAAAGGGTAGGAGACTGCAACAACAGGTTAGAACACAGCTTATCGAAGAGTTGGATATACACCCAGAGGACATAGAAAGTCGTCCGATGGGCAGTCAAGGTGAAGATCTTATCATGTCCAGAGCGGCAAGAGAGGCGTTCCCCTATAGTATAGAGTGTAAGAATCAAGAAAAATTGAATGTGTGGGCTGCGTGGGAACAGGCAAAAGAGAACTGTAAGTCATATAAACCCCTTGTGGTTATGTCTAGGAATCGACAGGAAACACTCGTGGTCATGCGCTTAGACGACCTTATCTCATTACATAAGTCGTCTTAGATCGTTCGTCCTGCTAGTGGGATTTAAGTTGGCCTTCGTAATATACGCCTTCAAAGAAGTAGTCTTCGAACCAGTCAGGCTCTAATACACCCCTTGAAATCATACTACTAAAAGCTAAGTCAGAACACGCGTCTTGGTTATCCTTAACAGTCAGTAGACTATACTCCTTAGAGTTGATAGGTACTACTTCGGGATACGAAGTCGCTATGTGTTCAAGACGGACACAAGCCTTATATTGCTTGGCCATACTCTCACCAACTGATTTACTATTTTCAGTTTTACTCATAATCATTTAATCCTTCTAGTGCGAAGTCAGACCATATTCCGACTTCATCACCGTTAGTTGGGCTGTTAACAGTAGTCGTAGACTCTAGTTCATCATCGCTGGGTTGGATACCAGTTTGGAGAACGCCAGAAACAGCCGCGTTGTTCTTATACATAGTCGGGAAGTTCCTCCCATTTTTGGTCAATCAGAACACTTCTTGCGTATTCTACTATGTCGTTAGTAAAAGGACCACCTGTGAAGGCCGATACCTTTAATAGATTCGCTGTGTTTAATTGATTCATCACCTCAACCTTATCTAATGATTCTACTTCATCAATGATTTGGTCTATGATTTGGTCGTTTATTAAGTTACTCATAATTTATTTACCTCTATTTACTATATGATCATAGACTTTTTAGTAGCGGGGAGTCAAGCTTTTTAAGCGTGTTTTCGAGCGTGTTTTCTGCAACCAGAGTGTTGTCTTTTCTCTGAGAGGCAGCGGGGGGCCTTTGTGGAGTTAAGGGGGCGGGGGGCTGCGTTACCTTAGGGGATTATCGTGGATGTAAATGACTTTGGATTCGATTTCGACTAAAATTTTTTTCGGCCGCCCCAAGATTCTCCAGAGTTCACGCTTGACTTCGTGCTACCATTTTTCTTATGATCGTATTGTATGTTAAATAAACGAGGTAAAAATATGAGTGAGAATTACACTACTACAATAACGATACAATATAAGGATACGAATGATTCCCTTGATTTGGCTTTTGATAATGATAAAGACGCGAGAACAGTTTTTCATTACGCTGTTGCAGATAAAGGACTAGAAAATGTATCAATCAAAAAGGAGTGGCACTAATGAGTAAATATACAGAAACATTAAAGATAGCACCAAAGGGTGACAAGATAAGCTATGTTAAGTTACATAACTTTCTTACAGGCGATTTAGTAGGACTGAAACTGGTACCTGTGAGAGGTCAAGACCTTTCATATTGGTTAGCAGGGGCACAAGGTTGTGAAATGATAGATGGTCCAAGATACTATAAACTAACTTATCAGCCTTATGGTATTGATATCACTTGTAGAGGTGGTTATAACGCTGTCTCAATGAAAAGGCATTTAGTTAACTACATCAAAGAAGGTGTAGAGAAAGGTAAAGCAGAAATAAGAAAAGCAGCGGAGGCATGTTAATGAGTGACTATTTAAGTTTAGAACAATTACCCTTTGATGATGAATTCAAGAACGCACTTGGTGAGTTAGAGCAAAAAATCTTTGACTCTTATGACCAGTTCATGCCACCAGAAAAAAATCGGAAGATGAATCAAGAATTCAAAGAGGGTCTCGGATATACGCTTGGGCAGAAATATCTAAGAGTGGTTATGGATAGACATAGTGGAGCATCTGTATGGGGCTTCGTAGCGTGTAAGAATTTTAAAGTAAAGAGTAAAAGAAAAACTGGTCCTGAATATGTGACCTTCCAAGAAGGTGACTTGTTGAAGTCAGCTGGGTGGAAAACCCCAGCGTTGAACTCTCCGAGAGGGAACATTTTTGATAATTATTCGGTAGCGTGGACAGGCCCACACTATCTATGAGGTTGACAAAAGGAGAAAAAGAATGATCATAGTGGCATATTTTATGAAATCAAATAACCGTTTTAATGTAGGGGTAACTCTAAGTGATTACTTAGTTTACCTATTCTTTGGGCAAAAAATCTTCGTAAGTCGTTTGTCACGAAAGTTTCGTCTTGACTTCGATACGGAGTTTGATTTCTTAGGAGTACAAATCACATGATATGTGTAAAAAGAATTAGTCCTCTTACAGGTGAAGAGAATGAAATGGTTCTTGATATTACTCAAGAACAGGTAGAAGAGTGGAACAAACCGAATCATCAGCGAAGAATGATACAAGATATCTTTCCGAATCTGACTGATGTTGAGCGAGAGTTCATTATGACAGGTTATACCGCTTCAGATTGGAAAGTAATATACGGAGAATAATTATGGCAGATAGTATTTCAGATTATGATTTAGTTATGGGTAGGCTTGAAGGCCAAGACTTAACACAAAAAGAGTTTGCGAATATACCCATACAATACCGTGACTCATATGTGGTATCTGATTTTTTAAAGTCAAGGCCATGTCGAGTTCGTTATCGAGGTAAGTCGATACCTGGTGTTTATGAGCGAGACCAATCTTATTGTCTCAAAGAATACGCAACATCATTTACAGTTTATGACAGATAATAATTACACATACTACAAAGAGATTACCGATTGGAGTGATGCTGGTTGTAATGTCAAAAATCATACTTATATCTTTAATGATAAGAATGAGAATGTCGGTTACATCATCACAGGAACCAAAGAGGAGATTTTCTACAAGAAGCCTTCAAAACTTTTTTCAAAGGCGAGAAGACAATTTATAAAACTTAAAAGATAGGAGAATTATGGCAGTAACAAGTATTTACATGGGGTCATTACGCTACTCTATGAATGGGAAGAAAAGAAAGAATCATTGTGCAAACCCAACAAGAAGAAAAACACCGATAGTCACAAAACAAAGAAAGCCAAGTCAAAGTGAATTAGACAGAATACAGGCGTCAAAAGAACATAGAGAAAAATATCCTTCTTTGATGGAACAACAGATAAAGAATGGTACTTTTGGTAAACAACCAGATTCAATGGGTAGAAAAGAACCCCAAGCATACACAGGAGAAAGAAAACTTGTAGGTATCGCAACGATGCATAAATCAAATGCAGTACCTATTTTTGAGTCTGATAAAGACCATGCGAAAGATATTGCTCGCATGAGAAGGTAAAAAAGCATATATAAATGGTATAAATAATAATTATGGCTAAAAGAAAAGTACAAACAGTTAAAAAAGCGAAGCCGAAAAAACGCATGACAAGAGCGAATAAATTATCGCTTGAAGAAATGCATTATGGTCCAGAACCCGAAGTCGGATACTTTGACGACCATAATCTATCGGCTTATTTAAACTGGTTCAATTATTTCTATGATAGAAAACAGGCCGTCACTGCATATATTACATACGCAAAAGAGCAAGGTTTTAAGAACGCAAATAAACTTAAAAATTTAAATTGGCCAAGTTCAAACGCTTTTATATCTATAGGTCTCAGGAAAGGTATAGAGTTTCCTTTACCCGAGAGTGCCGTCAATCAAGAACAAACAGGTAATCAACATTATCATTTAAAATTTATGAGTCACATTAAAGAGACTCTCAAGAAAGCTGATGATATTGATTTTCAAAAAGACAACAAAGCTGACGAAGTAAAATTATCAAAACGCAGAAAGTCAGTTCAAGAAAATATCAAAAGTAAAGTTTATCAAGTCTGTGGTGAAATCGACCACGCAGTTGATATGTGGCAAACTCAAGACTTTGACACATACAAATATCTGGCTGATTTAAAAGTTTCAGCGACAGTAGCAAAAGGAATACCAGAAGAGTATCAAAGTATTATTGATGAACTAGACGAACTACTAGGACCTAATTGTCACCCACAATTAAAAGAAGGTTACAGTTATCTTTCAAGACAAGAACAAAAAGATTATTACAACTTTGTAAGAGGTATACAAACAGATGCTATGAGATATGCAGAAATGAATAAACCTATTCGTAAGAAAAGAAAAGTAACAGCCGACAGACAGGTGAAAAAACTTTCTTATCTGAAAGAAGACAGAGACAACAAGATTAAATCTATTGACCCATTATTAATTATTGGGGCACAAAGATTATGGATTTACAACTCAAAGACAAACGAGATAGTTAAATATGAAGCTATCGACCGAGGTGGTCTTGGTTGTAAAGGTACAACATTACAGAACTTTGATGAAAAGGCATCAGGCTGTAAAAAAGTTGGCGTTCGAACTGAATATTTTATCGACCGTATTTTAGATGGTGGAAAAGTGGTACTAAATAAGGTTATGGACGAAATAACTTCCAAGAAACAAAGTGTGACTGGAAGAATAAATAATAATATGGTATTATTAAAAGTGGAGTAAATTATGGCGTTACCAAATAATGCAAGTGTAGTTGAAATATTGCAAGAAGCAGTTAAATTAAAATCTAAGAAAGATAAAGTAGCATTACTTTCTCAGTATACAGAAAGAAAAGATATGATGTATATCATGAAAGGTGTTTATGACCCAAACATTGAATGGTTATTACCAAAGGGTGAGTTACCTAAAGAAGTTAACTTTAATAATGTTTCAGGTCCAGATTTAGCTGACGATAGACTCATAAGAGCTTATAGAAACTTTAGATATCTAGTAAAAGGTGGGGCAGATAATATGTCTCCATCAAAAAGAGAAAAAGTCTTTTTAGATATGGTTGAGAGCTTATGGGTTGAAGAGGCAAAACTAATTGTCTCAGTAAAAGACAAAAAACTTCCATATAAAATAACTCAGGAAGTTTTACATGAAGCGTATCCAGATTGGGTACCAGCAGTCAAGAAAAAAAGAAGTGCAAAAGTCAATAAATAAATTAGGTCTAACTCAAGACGAAAGAGCAGTAACTTATCTAGATAATTCAGGTAAGACTCGCGTCGGTGAGATTAGACAATTTGACCCTATAGATGGACACATTGTAGTCTATCAAGGGTTTGATGAACCAAATAGTATTGAGTTTTTATATGACTCAGAAACAGAAGTTTGGAAAGGTGTCGGTGAGTTTGCTGGTTTTATTTTAAATGTAGACCAGAATCTTATCGAAGTACCTTTAACAAAAACGGTAGATACAGATTCATCTGCCAAGGCAGTAACCGTATCTAGATTTCCTTCGTAATGTTGAGTGGGTGAATTTACCCGACAAGGTATTTCATTATGAAAAAAATCTAACCAAAAAAGGAGGTGGTCTAAATTGTTATTATGATAATTTGTAGATTAACTAACTCAGGAGGTATATGATACGAAAAAGTAAAAGAATGGTTCATAATCATGTTAAGAAATTAAGAAGGCTTGACAGGATTAGAAACCTAAAATAAGATCGATGTAGATGGTCTTGTTTTAGGCCATCTACTACTTAAAATTAATTATGAATATAGGAGTAAATAATGGAAGTTAAACACTTAACAGTACAAGACCTGGCTGGTCTAGTTTCAATCATTGATGTAGTTTCACAAAGAGGTGCATTTCGTGGTGAAGAACTATCTGGCGTTGGTCAAATGAGAGAAAGACTTGTTGCTGAAGTTCAAGAACAAGGTCAAGAAGTTCCCCAACCAGCAGCTGAAGAAGCTTCAGCCGAAGAATCAGAATAACTAAATAATGCCTACAAAGTTCAAACCGTCTGCTGTCACTAAAGACAGAGCTACAGGAAAGTTGAAGACAGAGCACTACTACATGAAGTGCCAATCTCAAGATACTTTATTTGATGAGCTAAACAAAGACTCAACAAAGCCTAAGTTGAAACAGAAGATAAGAAATGAACTTGTAAGAAGAGGCATTAAAATAGTTAGGGTACCAATAAATGAGTGAGATAAACGATTTCGGCTTTACCGCCGTAGACCAAGATGAACTTGTTTCTAAAACAGGTGAAACTGCTGCAGTAAACGAAGAAGTTGCTAAACAACTCAAAGAAGTCGCTAAGTCTTCTGCTAGTTCAGTTAGTTCGGCTCAAGTAGAAGGTCTAGAATCTAAGATTGATTTAATGTCTAGAAATCTAAGTTCGGCTTTATCAGAGTTAGATGAACACAAAGAAAATCTTTCTTTGATGGATTCAAAACAAGAACTTAAATATCAAGATACAATTATAGAAATGAAAAAACTTATTCTTCCTCTTCTTCAAAATCTTATGAAGAATGACGAGAAAGAATACATCTATTGGCCAAATAGAAAACCAATCATTCAACAACAAATTGACAGAATTGAAAAAATCACCGAATAGGCATTGAAAGCGGGGTGACGCTTTTTATATAATGATACACAATGAGAAAAATACAATTTAAAGATACATACACAGCTCTACCGAGCGGACTCACAATTAAAGAATCAACTGTTTGTGATGGCCTTGGCTTATTCGCAACAGAAGATATTGATGCGGGAGTTTTCTTGGGTGAAACTCATATATGGCAAGATGAAAGAAGAGAATGGATTAGAACACCACTAGGTGGGTTTATAAATCATGCAGAAGACCCAAATTGTTTCGTCAATACAAATATTCATTACCCTTCTGGAGACCAGAGAGAGTTGTATACAGTTAGACCAGTCTATGAACGCGAAGAACTATTAATTTATTACAGATTGAGAGAATATCATGATTCATAAATTTACTATTAAAGGACAAAAAGGAGATGCGTTCATTCGTATTACTTCTGGTTGTAAAGATGTTCAAGTTGTCTTTTGTGAGAACGAGGACACAGTGCAAGAAGAGGTCACTTGGGAGAGTCAACAGGCTCACAAGATGGCTATGATTTTTGCACAAATAATGGGTGAGTATATAAAACTTGCTCCATATTATGATGAACTAATAATGAAAGGAGAAAATTTAGCTGCTGAATTATTAGGTCAAGAATTAACACCAACTTTTGTGGCTGGTGAACCATTAGATGATGAAGACTTCGGTGAAATAACATTCGAACCTGATTTTGACTTGAATGGTTTGAAAGATATGGATTTAGAAAACGCACCTATAAAAGACCTTACTGGTGAGACAGATAAGGTTGTAGATATTAACGATTATAAGAAAGGAAAAGATGATGAACCAACTAGCGAATAGAAGCAACTTATATCGAGGTAAACCAAGGGGTTATTATGACCCAACTCCCACAGAAGAGTTTTTCTGTAAATTAGGCCAAGCTATATACAAAGTGACGGACGATAAGACCCATAAATCTCAAATGGAAGATGAATTATGGAATACTATGGTCAAGACAGCTGACAAGTGTGTAAGATTTGGCACTGTTTGGGGTCCTAAAACTATGGACTCTTTCACATTAGAAGAGAAAAAAATACTTAAAAAATTTGTTAAAAAAATATGATTGGAAAAAAACAACAAGAAATACAAATACTCAAAGATAATGTAAAACAACTACAAGAGGCTTTAAGTAAAACTCATATCAAGATACAAGAAAAGGTAGATATGATTTCTACACTTGAATCAAAAATGAAAGAACTTGAAGCCAATATTTTAGAGTATCAAAAAATAATACCTGATGTTATGGATTCAAAGACTAGAATTGTAAGAACTAAGGGTTCAGTAAAGACACAAAAACTAAATGACTACGGTATACCAATACCAGATTCAGAGGATTTTTCATGAGAAGACAACCAGTAAGTACATTGACACATACTACTAGACAAGTAGCAGAACACTTTCTCCTATGGAGAGAAGAACAAAAATTATTATCATTGATAGGACACAATGGTTGTCCAGATGATATTGAAGAGGAGTTTAATTTAGAAGATGCCGACCTACGAGTTCTATAATACAAAGACAGAAGAAGTAGAAGACCACTTTATGTCTTATACTAAACTAGATGAATTTAAAAAAGATAATCCACATCTACAACAAAGAGTATCGGCACCAAATATTGTCGGTTCAGTTAGTGTAAGAAATAAAGAAGGTGGTTTCGGAGAAGTTCTTGATAAGGTGGCTGAAGGGCACCCGAGTTCTAGTTTAGCTAGTGAGAGAACACGAAAATCCACAAAAGAAGTTAAAACTAGAGAAGTATTAAAGAAACATGGAGTAGTAGATTAATGGAAATAGATATCTTCGTAGTGGGAGCATTAATGTTGGGAGCTTACATAGGAGTTAAATTAGGTTATAAATCAGGTGTTAAGGATGGTGCAGCAGGTATGTATGACCAGCTTTATGAAAATGGCACAAGAAAAGGCGATAAAGTTATAGTTAAATTAGAATATGAACCAAGAAATATACAAAAAGAATTTTAATCATTTATCAGGTTATGATGGAATAAATTTACCTACAGAAACGGTAGATGGTAAAAGATATTATGTGACACCAAATGGTAATAGATATCCTTCTGTTACTTCTGTTACAGGAATATTAAACAAAGTCTGGATTCAGAAGTGGCGAAAAGCAGTAGGCGAAAAGAAAGCCAATAAAATATCAAGACAGGCGGCCTCTAGAGGTACAAGATATCATCAACTTCAAGAAGATTATGTTAACAACATTCTTACTCAAGAAATGATTGACAAGGCTTTACCACTAGATTTGATGATGTTTAATCAGACAAAAGAAATCACGAACCGATTGGGTGATGTTTATATGTTAGAAAAGTCTATGTATTCAGACGAACTACAAATGGCTGGAAGAGTGGATTGTATCGCGAAGTTTGATGATAAATTATCCGTTGTAGATTTTAAAACATCAACTAAGAAGAAAACACCGAGTAAGATTAAGAACTACTTCATGCAAGAATCAGCATATGCTAAAATGTTTGAAGAACACTATAATGAAAAGATAGAACAAATAGTAACGATTGTAGCTGTAGAGGAAACAGGACAGGCTCAGTTGTTTGTTGAAAAGGCAGAGAACTGGCTTGAGGAGCTAAAAGTCCTCCGAGACCACTATAGGGCCGAATATAATATGTAAGACTTGGTGTAGTGCCTAAGTTTTATAGTCCTGAGAAAAATATAATCCAGACAGGAGAAGTTAGTCCAAGAATTATGAATCCAACTTCTAATATATTTTCGACAGAGGCTTTTATTTCTTCGCCGTGTCTACGCCAAGCAAGTTTTAAAGTTGTCATGGCGTTTTCCTTATAAATAATTAAAACAGTAAGAATTATTTCTTACATTATTATTTATAACAGTTATGTTTTTATATAAATAATAATTATAAAGAAAAAAAGAGATTTCACAAAAAGGTCACAATATGGCATACAGTAAACAAGTAGTAGAAAGATTCGAAGATGTTCTAAAGAATCCAGAGAAACACGCGGTCGGTAGATTTGACCCCAAAGACCCTATGGTAGCGACAGGTCTTGCAGGTGCACCAGCTTGTGGTGATGTTATGAAACTGGATTTGAAACTGAATGATGATGATAAGATTATAGATGTTAAGTTCAAGACTTACGGCTGTGGTAGTGCTATCGCTTCAAGTACAATGTTTGTAGAAATGTTAAAAGGTAAAACTCTTGAAGAAGCCAAACTTATCAAAGATAAAGAAATCGCAGATGCTCTTGAATTACCACCAATTAAATTACATTGTTCAGTCTTGGCTGAAGAAACTATTAAACATGCCATAGAAGATTGGGAAAAGAAAACACAACGAAGAAAACATAATAATCCACCAGAATAATGTATAGATACTCACTAATACTTTTAGCCTCAATCAGTATGAATGGTTACATGATAGATAATGACCGTGTATATGGTGTTATGAGATACTTTAAGGACAAATATAAATTTGAGAGAAACATTAGGGCATTGACAGATTAGAATAGTGGGTATAGGATAGCATTATATTATGATTTTAACGAAGAAGAAGTTTTCTACATCTATTGAACAATTAGTCATAGATAAAAGATGTTCTTACATAGACGCGATTGTTTTATTTTGTCAAGAAAATCATTTAGAACCAGATTCAGTAAAAGGTCTGGTGACACCACCACTAAAAGAAAAAATAAAAGCCGAAGCAGTAGGTCTTAAAATGGTGAAAGACTCTGGTTCAAAAGCGAAACTACCGATTTAATTATGAGACCACAAAAACAAAAATCTTACCATCAAAGAAAACATTTCAAGAAAAACTTTAGACATAAAAAGAAAGAACTTTCTTTTGACCAGATGTTGCGTCAGTTTAAAAAGAAATGTGAAAGAGCTGGTATAATTCAAGAATGTAAGAAAAGGGAGTTCTATGAAAAACCATCAGCTAAAAGACAAAGAAAGAAAGCTGAAGCTATTAAAAGACAAAGATTAGCAGATAGAAAAAACTCACTACCAAATAGACCAAGATGGAGTTAATACATGACTTTCGGGACGGAGATAGGTGGGCTCAAGTTCATGAAAATAGAGACGGTGAATATATAATTACTTGTTTCATAAAACAGGTTTTTCAAGGACAAAAAACTATTCGAAATCATAGTGAACAATATGCAGAAGATGCAGCTGAAAATTATGTGTTAGGTATATGGGACTTTGGAGATGAACAGTAGAGAAGGATATGATGCGTATTGTTTGTATTTGGCTATTAGTAACCACTTTCATACCGATAGTTATAACTTTTTTCAGTATAATGGTAAAGTATCAGCCTCAATCAATTCTTACCTCAAACGAAATGATAAGTATCATTTCGCAAAATTAGCCAGACAATACAACAATGTTAACGAACTTAGAGACTTCTATATAGCCAATCTTTCAAAAGAAAAGATATTTAGTAGAAGATTACTCGAACAAGAATGTGAAGAAAACTATAAGAGTTTTAAAAAGAGAAAACAAAAACTTACTTATTTAATTAACGAAGAAATGAAAATGTTATTTGATAAGTATAAAGATTTAGATGTTGTTCTTGGTATAAAGAATGGTCAACATTCAAACTTACTGCGTGAATATCTAGGTGGTAATATATCTCAAGAAACTATGATAGCGTGTGACAAGATATTTAATATCTTCAATGACTACGATAACATGATTAGTGAAAAGATTATTTGGCCTATGAAAGGTAAGATACTTAGAAAGTTAGAACCATTTATTGAATTAGAACATACAAAGATTAGAACTTTATTATTAGGATTATGGAAAGAGCCTACATCATAGGAAACGGCCCTTCAAGAAAGGGTGTAGACTTATCTAAATTACCAGGTAAAACTTTTGGTTGTAATGCTTTATATAGAGACTTTGAACCAGATTATTTACTTTCAGGTGACGCTGGTATCATAAAAGAAATATGTCAATCAGATTACCCAAAAGACCGTTGGTGTATTTTTCCTGATTGGTCACCTATACCAAAAGAATACAAAGATATGATGTTATCATCATTTCAAGGCTATGAGATTCATGAGTCTGATACAGAAAGATTTGACCATGTCCAAATATTCGGTAACGAATATGAAGACTTAGGTAAACAAGTTCATATTCTTGGTGTCGACCCTAAGTGGCGTATCATCAATATGGCTGGGACAGATGATGACCCAGAGTTCGCTGTGAATTTTTTCGCAGGTTCAAATGCTATGGCTCAAGCTTCAATCATGGGGTTTGAAGAAGTAGTATTACTAGGTTTTGATTCTATTTGGAACTTTAATCCAGATGTGTATCAAAATATATATGCAGGTACTGATTGTTATCTAAGAGAGAAAGAAACTCCTAGATTAGGAGTCGGTACAGACGACCCGAATAGTTTATCGGGAAGTCAAGACGCACAAATAAGAAAAGTCCTTGACGAATTCGAGTTCGTGCGTTACTATATAGATCGTGGTGATGGGAAACTTGAACCACTAAAATACGATAGCTTTATACGATAGTTATACAATAAAATAAAATAGGAGATAAAATGTCATTTAATGAGCTAAAACGCAGTCGAGGCGGATTCGACAAACTTCAAAAGGCTTTAGAAGGTGAAACTTCTGAGGCTTCCACAAAAAACTTTTCAGACGATAGATATTGGAGACCAGAACTAGATAAATCTGGAAATGGTTACGCTATCATTCGTTTTTTACCAGCATCAAATGGTGAAGAATTACCATGGGCTCAATATTGGGACCACGGTTTTCAAGGACCAGGTGGTTGGTATATTGAAAAGTCTCTAACCACTTTAAACAAAAAAGACCCTGTATCTGAATTTAATACTCAGTTATGGAACTCAGGTGACGAGGCGAAGAAAGACCAAGCTAGAAAACAGAAGCGTAGATTACACTATGTTTCTAACATCTATGTTGTTTCAGACCCTAAGCATCCTGAATTTGAAGGTAAAGTTATGTTGTTTAGGTACGGTAAAAAAATCTTTGAAATGTTAAAAGATGTAATGCATCCTCAATTTGAAGATGAAACTCCAGTGAATCCATTTGATTTATGGGAAGGTGCTGACTTTAAACTTAAAGTAAGAAAAGTAGATGGTTATTGGAACTATGACAAGTCAGAATTTGCTAATTCTGGTCCTTTGTTTGAAGATGATTCTCAATTAGAAGAAGTTTATAATAAACAACATTCTTTAGGTGAGATAATCGCTCCAGACCAATTCAAGTCTTATGAAGAGTTGAAAGAAAGATTCGAAAGAGTATTAGGTATTAGTAATGAAGGTATTCCTACTACTACAGCTGAGACAATAGCAGAAGATAATTCTGATAACTTTTCGTCTACAGTTGCAGAGCCAGAATTACCAATAAGTGAAATGGCTGAGCCAACCAGCTCTAACGAAGAAAAAGAATCACTAAGTTATTTCGAAAAACTTGCAGCTGATTCATAGTGAAGTGTTATAAATAATACTTACCTAAACAGAATAAGGGATGTAAACTTCGTGTCAGTTTACAGAATCGCTCAAGACTGAGCGAAGGGCTTGTCAAAGATTGGGGAATCTTGGCGTCAAATGAGGAAAGATATCAACAGCGGCAGGTGGTATCGGAAGAATCAGCGGGTCGAGGGGCTAGACTTCCACCTTTACTATACTTTCTATAGTAGAGATTTCAATATCTTCATACTCGCCTGTATGAAAATTACTTACTAGAATTTTATTACCAAAAGATTGAAACTTCTTTGGTATATGATAAGTGCCTTCATGAATCTTATTTGATGTAAGACTTCGAAATGTTACCTTACAATGATTATTGAAAAGTAAATCTTGAACTTGATTGAAATTGTATTTAGTCACCCGCTGCTGAATATGCCTGGTCACTTGTAGAAGTGTTTTCAGGAGTAAAATTATTTGAGTTGTTAACATTAGAATTATTAACAACGGTGTTTATTAAATTACCTCTAGAATCTCTATCTCTTCTGGAGATACCACTTCTCTCAGTTTCATTTGCTGCAGTTCCTTCACCTATGGTTGTACCTGTATCTCCAGCTGTGTTTGTGATATCTGTGGATGTATCTGCTCCTCCAGTAGCTGCATCAGCTCCACCACCTTGATTGAATCTGGCATTGAAAGCTTCTTTAAAACTTTCAACAGGAGAACTAAATAAATTTTTAGCTGCAGCTGAGAATCCTGCAAATAAAGCCGGTACAAAGTTTTTGATGAAGTCAACAACTCTAAAAATAGCATTTTTAATTCCGTCAAAAGCTTTTCCTATTAAGTCTGTAAAATTAAAACTTCTTAAAAAGTCAGCAGCTGAGTCTAAACCTATTTTGTCAAGTATAAAACTAAACGCACCTTTGATAGCATCTAGTAGACCACCTACTAAAAATGAAAAGAAACCTTTGAAAAATCCTACAGCCCCTGCAAATATTTTTGATACTATACCACCTTCTTGAGCTTTAGCGTCTTTGACTCCTTGAAATATTCCCATTATTGTAGATATTAATAACTGTATTGGATAAAATATTCTACCTAACATTTTAAATACTATAGAGACACCTGATAATATTCTACTACCTTTAATGAAGTTACTAACAGCTTTAATTCCTGGTGATAAAAATTTCATTATTCTACCAAAAGCATTTCTGATAACATTAAAGAAACCACTAATTTTACCACCAATAAATCCTGCAGTTTTTGATACAGCACCTACAGTTTTAGGAAGTTTTGAAGTAAAGAATGCCCCTATACTTTTGAAAAATCCACCTAAAGCTTTAATTGTATTAGGAAAAGTTTTAATAAATTTTGTTTTTAAAAGTTTTGTAAGTGTAGTGATACCCTTAGCTGTTTCAAGCCAAACTGAGCTAACAAAACTAGCGATAGCTACGATTGGTATTAAGATAGCTACAGCTGCACCTTTTAGTATTTTTAATATACCAGCGAATGGGCCATCAAAATCAGCACCATCTTCACCCTCTACTCCTGCAGCTGCACGACCCTCTCTTCTAGCTTTCGCCGCCTGTTGTCTTCTGAACTTTTTATCTTCTATAGCTTGTTTTTTGGCTAACTCATAGGCCTCTTTAGTATTTTTACCTATGAAACCTAAACTTTTTGAAAGAATAAGTTTAATAACAGCCATAACTGTTTCAAAACCAGGTATAGCTGATAGACCTAGACTTATAGGACCTAAAAGTTTTTGTAAGTCATTCGTGACAGCATCTTTTACAGGAGCTAATGATTGAGATAATTCTCCAAAACCTTTACCTATTTCTTCGAATGTATCAAAGAAGGTTCTATCAACCATAGCTTGTCTATTAGCTCTTGTTTCTTCACGCTTAGATTCTGCATCAGCTATAGCTTGTTCTTGAGCCAATTTTTCTTCATTAGCTTGTATTTCCCTATCGGTTAAATTACCGATAACATCTTTTACAGATTGAAGTTTGTTTAAAGAATTTCTTTCATTATCATTTTGTTTTCTCACTTCAACAATAACACTCGCAAGAGCATTAGTTGTTAACTTCTGCTCTCGAAGAATATTAGTATTAGATTCGGTAATTTCGTCAGCCATTATTTAATTATTTTTTCTTGTTGTCTGAATCATGTTCTTTAGCTGCACTATTCACATATAGTCCAAACCAAGCTGCCCCAGCACCTACAAGTATTGATATTAAACCACTTTGTTCGATTGTTGGGTCTGGTAAATCCAAGAACCACATAACAACAAAGTAAATTAAGAATATATAAACACTTAAAAATGCTCTAGGCCAGATTCTCCAAGCGTCAACTGCTTTTGCAAGAAAGATACCTTTTTGAAAAGGATTCTTCTTATCATCATGTTCTAGTTCCCATATTTTTTGTTTGAGCTGTTGGTTTTCTGTAACCATTTCCATAAACTTATTTAAGTCTATTTCAACCTCATTTCTGGACATATCGCCTTGAAACTTATCTCTATCTGCCATTTTCTCTCCCTAATGAAATTAATATTTCATTTTATTTTGCTCTTCTTTTATTCTCTTATTTTCATCTTTTATATGCTTCAATAAGAGTTCTACATAAACTTCCCTTTCCCAAGGTATCATACTTTCTAACTCAGATAAACTATACCTGTGATGTTGCATCATTGCAAAATTCGTATGCATATAATTATATAACGATTCATGAGAAAGGGCTATCCGAAAAAATCCTGAATACCTACTAACTCTCTCTCATTTTCATGTCCACATTTTTTACATACAAAATCAATTTTGTATTTAACTCTAGGGACATCCATAAAAAAGTCTTGAATTTTTTCAAACTGTTCTGTATTCATTTGTTCGAAAAATTCTTGTAACTCTTTATGGTCAAAATCATCTTGAGTAAAGACTTCATCACCATGAGTAATCATCTCAACACAGTTTTTCATAACTGTAAAAATATTATCAATCGAAGCTTCGTCTTCATTAATACCAGTTGGTATATCTTTAAAGCTTGGGTGTCTAAATTTTATAGAAATATTTTCTGATAAATTTATAACATCCTCTTTTATCTCGCCATCAACATTAATATCTTCTAGTTGTATAACTTGTTCATTTAATTCTTCACAATTTGCACAAGCTAAACCTATTTCAGATGTCTCACCTACAGATTTTATTCTAAGTTGTAAAAATAAATATTCTATATCTGATACAGGTAATTTATCAAAATCAACTTCATTCAAAACACAATTCCTGAGTAAATCAAGTATTGATGTATTAATCTGTTGAGAGTCTTCACTTTCCAATGCCGTTAAAAGAATCTTTTGCTCTTTAACAAGAAATGGTCTATATTCAACCTTTTCTTTTGAAACAGGTAAGTCACTAAAATACCTGTTCGATTCTAATACTGGTAAAGCCATAATTTCTCCTTCATTTCAAAATATTATAATATTATTTAGTCACCAAATTTAATAGTTTTATCTATCAAACAATGCGTCTCCTAGTTTCTTTCTAACTTTAGTCTTGACCTTTCTAGATACTTTTCTAAAGAGTGAACCTAAAATACCACTTGGTGAATTTTCAAAACTAGACGACCAGGTTCTAAATGCAAAATTAGCTGTAAAAGTCTGTGGTGTATTAGCTGCTGATGCGTCTAATGTTTGTTCTAAGATACCTAATGGAAATACTTCATGAAGTTCTACTTCATAAATTATGTTATGTGCGGCATCTAATTGTTTTATTTCCATTCTTCCAACTATATTATTATGATATTGAAAGCCATAGGCTTCATCAAAGATATAGTTTTGCCATAATTCTATTTGTTGTTTTTCTGCGAAAGTATTATCACATAAGAAAGTCAGTGCTATTGTTCCTGTATAATCAACTTTATTGATGTATTGTCTCATTGGGCCACCACCATAATCAGAGTGTTGTTGTGTAACAAACTGTCTGCCAGGTAAAGTGGCTTGAATTACATGAGTTCCTCTCATGGATAAACCAATCTTGTCAAAGAATATATTCACTTCGAACCTATCTTGAAGTGCTATTCCTTCTGTTATTTGAGCTAAAAATCTATTTACTTTCATGTCTTATCCTGTAAATTTACTTCTACTTTGTCTCCAAACTGTTTCTTTTGATACTTTTCTAAATGAATCTGTTGGTAAGAAGATAGCTATCTCCCAATCTGCTGGTTCTATCAAAAGAAATTTAGACTTTACATGAGCACTTAAATAGTGTTTGAAACACGGTCTAAAGTATCTCAATCGAGAACTCGCTTTAAGTAAATCATATGTAATTCTAAATCTTGTTGTTCTATCATATTTTTCATTTGTAGTTGTATCATACAAGGCGTCTAAAAATTGGGCTCTGATTCTAGGGTGTAAATAGTGTAAATTTAGACCATAGAACCCACCTTTAGCTTTATCTAAGGGTATACACAATGGGAATCTATCATAGTAAGGCAGGGTCTCTTTTGTTTTAGGGTCGTATTGAAAGTTCATCATACGACCAAAAGACTCTCCAGACCTCACAGGACCGTCTCCAATTAGACCTCTTCGTGATACTCTAAGAGTTTTCACACGGTCTCTAAACCATTCCATTGATTCTTTACTTCGTGCCTGTATACCAGCCCGAAACGCTTCTTGTTCTAATCTATCAAATAATCTTCCAGCCATACCATTATTTATATAGCTTGACAACGCGCTACTAAATTTTTTATGATCTCCTTGTAATGTTAAATAAACGAGGTAAAAATATGAAACAATGTGAAATGAAAAAAGCTTGTGAAGCTATCAAAAAATTAGACAATTTAGATGATTTAAATATTGTCATTAGACAAATAAAATTAACAAGAAAAGTTTTGAAAGCTCAAGCAGCTCAAAAAGCTAAATCTACTTTCTCAGTAGGTGATAGAGTTAATATTAACACTAAAAAAGGTGTTATGAAAGGTACTATTACAAAAATGAACAGAACAAGAGCTGTTTGTATCATTAATGATAATTCTTTCAATGTTCCATTTTCACTCATGGAGGTGGCATAATGGTAGTTAACGAAGCTATAGTCTCAGATAATATCGAATACGATATAGCAGATTCTAGTGATACAAGTTTTAACGGAACTAGTTTACAAAGTACAGTTACTACTACTTACTCTAAACTTGAAAATCTTTTCGGAAAACCAACTTACTCAGATGCTGACCCATATGAAAAAGTAAATATAGAGTGGAATATAGACGCTAAAGTTTTCTATACAGACGAATACGGCGATACAGACTGGCATTATATCAAAGCCACAGTTTACAACTGGAAGACTGGTTATGTTCCAACAGAAGAATATGATTGGCATATAGGTGGTAATGATTGGGACGCTGTAGAACTTGTCGAACAAATCTTAGAGGGTTCAGTCGAACCTGATTATAACTGGAACGATTAATAGATATTAATCTCTTTTTCAGTTAAAATTCTCCAATTCCATTTTCTATCAAGACAATATTGTTGTGCTTGTCTCCATTTTGCCTCATTCTTAATATAGTTTCCAACTTCTGTAATATATCTTTTTGATTTACGGCCTGTCTTTGTATATTGTTTTTTAGGGTCAGGTGGTTTTGTTTGTTTATGAGGTTTTATCTCTATGAGTTCTTCTATAATCTCATTCTTTTTATTCTTATATTTGATGTAGAAATCAGGAAAATATCTATGTACTCTACCTGTAATTGGGTTGACATATGGTATAATTATCTCTTCTGAGGCCCATTTGATTATGGCTGATGTATCATCGCAGTAAACCATAAATCTTCTCTCTAATAGAGAACGATATATAATATTTGTTGGGTCACCCTTGTATTTTTTTGGGTTCTTTGGTCTAAACTTTCCTTTATATGACATAAATAACTCCATAGATATTTATTCAACTAAAAAAACATATGTCATTCAAACGAACAAAAAAACTAGGTAAAAACTTCATAGGCTCTGTAAAGGGTGACCTAAACGATATAGGAAATCAATTTAAATCAAAACTAGGTAGTCTTGAGAACTTTGCTAATTCTTTTGACCAGAGAATCGCAGGTGGTCTGGAAGATGTTCTTCAAGGTCTAACTGGTGTTAGAATATCAAATATACCTGAAATATCAGCTGAAGTTGTTAAAGTAAAAGAAAAGAATAGAGAGGCTAGGGCCCAAGTCTTAAATGAAGTAAAAGGTGATACTGAAAAAGGTAGTGCTAGAGAAACACTTGTATATCCTGAAAGTTTCTTCAATGAGAGAGGTGAAGTATCAAATATGACAAACTACATCTACTTTAGATGTTTAGAAAGAAAGAATGCAGAACCAGGTGAAGTATTACCAAATATATTACTTTATCTTCCAGATGCTATAGTAGATAATATGGCTGTAACATACTCAGAGGGAGAAATGGGTATGAAAGAGGCTGTAATAGCTAAGTTAACAGGGGCTACACAAAACTTTGGTATAGATGGTGCGATATTTAAACAGATTTTAGCAGAGACAGCTGGTGGGGCAGTGATTAAACAGAACGCTGGGGCTACTATTAACCCATTGAAATTTCAAACTTTCGAATCAGTTCCTTTTAGAACATTCTCATATAGTTTTACACTAAGACCAAAAAGTGTAAAAGAAAATCAGACAATCATAGATATAATATACTACTTCAAAAAAATGACTTTACCTGGAGTCACAGGTACAAATAATAGAATATACACATTCCCAAATGAGTGGGCTATAAAATTTGTAGGACCTGTTAAAAACTACATAGACTTTCCTTTATCAGCAGTTTGTACTGGTGTTGATGTTGACTATGGTGGTGGCCAACCTTTCGCTAATATGATAGATGGTGGTCCTTCAGCATATACTTTAACAGTTAACTTTACAGAAACAACTACAATAGATAGAAAGAAATTTGACGAACAAATATCAGCTAAAACAGGTGGTAATCT